ATAGTTGTTCTATCATCTAACCATATTCTAACCCATACAACATAACTATCTACATCATCAGAACCATCATTTAACTTTCTTGCATAATCATAAGTTGTACCCGTAGTAGCGTTTTGATTAAGATCACTACTAGCTAAGTTTGGAAAGCTTAAATTAAATCTATTATAATTAGTATTTGAAACTTGAGTAATACTCATACTGTTGTGATTAGCCTCGTTTCCATAAAAACAACCACTTGTTCCAATTGCATTTGCGTCATGATTTAAAGCGGTAGCATCATTACAACCAACACCACCACCAACACATAAAGACTGATCATGTATAGTTACAGTAGCATCGTAATTACCTGCTGTATTATCAGCACATCCTATATGGACATACGTTGTCTCGTTTGTAGTATAATCTGGATAGGTGTAATTACTGTTTGCCGCGGTCCAAACCACTGTAGCATCTACACTAATATAACCACTCCACGTAGTATTGTCGGCGGGATCAAACGCAAGACCGAGTTTTATATTAGCCAATATAGCTGGATCTGTTAAACCCCATGGATCATTAGGAAGGGTTAGACCACTATCTTGCCAAGGGCTATAACCAGTATTACTCACGTTTTTAGTTACAGCAAACGAAGGTACAATTACTTGTGAGTTTTGTCCCCTAAATACTGATACTTCTGTTGTTACTGTACCTGACGTAATGTTATTAGAAATATCCCCAATTTCCCACTCTACGGTTAATACGCCACCTGGACTAAAACCATCTGCCGAAGGCGATGTTGACGCTACCATCCAAGGATCTTGATAGTTACAAGTATCAGGACAAGTGTACGCTGGATCATAGTCGGTTGCTGCTGTCGTGTTTCCAGCGTTAGCCGAGGCATATAAAGTTAAAGAACTATCCATACATCCAAAATCCGTATTACAAGTTCCATCATCTACATTCGCTCCTGGGTCATAATTACATGCTGTTGGGTCTGTACAACCATATAAAGTACTATTAACACAAACACAACCTATATTTACAGGATTATTATCACAATCATTCATAGTACAACCAGTCATAACGCCGTTTTGTGTTGTACCGTTATCGGCTGAAGATGATGTTGAATATAATGCGTTATATTCTGCATAACCATCATCCATACAACCTATACAAGCGTAGCTACATGAACCATCATCAGTAGTAGCATTTGCCTCATAATTACATGCCAAGTTACACATACAACCAGGTATATTTGTAGGATTTGTTACCGCGGCATGCGTGGCAGGTATACCAGACAAAGGAATATTATCTATACCATTTGTATTCCCTGGAGTACCAGATGTAATAGCACAATTTGGTATAACCATAAAGTAATATGAGGTATCTCCTTGTAAACCTGTATAATGGTATGACGTGTATCCACCACCACCGGTTCCGGCTGGTGTAACTGTCACACCCGCGCTCCAATCAGTAGACGTAGGTGATGACGGCCAAGTATTTCCAACGGCGTGATATATCGTATAAGAACTTATAGGTGCGGTTTGGGGATCTGATGGGTTATTGTAAATACTTTCATTCCAAGCAAGTAACACTGAATTTGATCCTGGTGTTGTTGTATTAGTTGATACGTTAAAATCACCAATTGGACTACAATAATCACAAGGAGCTGTAGAACAAGCTGGATCAGCGTTGTCGTAATTATCAGCACGATCATCTCCACAGTAAACACAACTATTATCATCTATTTGCGCCAATAGATCATAATTACATGCTAGAGGATCTGTGCATCCAGATGGTGCAGAATACACACAACTACCATTATCTGTGTTGGCCGCTGGGTTATAATTAGTTGCGTTAGGATCAGTACATCCATAATTGTACGCAACACAAGAACCATCATCAACATTTGCAAGAGGATCATAGTTAAATTGTGTTGGATCTGTACAGCCATATATAGCGGCTATACAACTACCATCATCTATTGTTGCGTTTGGATTATAGTTTGTTGCTGTAGGGTCTGTACAACCAGAATATTGACAAGAACCATCATCAACATTTGCTGCTGGATCATAGTTTTCAGCTCCAGAGTCTATACAACCATAAATAGCTTGAACACAACTTCCATCATCTGTTGATGCAAGTGGGTTATAGTTACTAGCAGCCTCATCCATACAACCAAATATCAACCCTGCTCTTGCTGGTCCACTCATTCTACCTAATCCTTGGAAAGAATTATCACTATTATCAAACCCACTATTAATCGTTCCGTCTTGATTTATTATATTACCGGTTTTACCTCTAATATAATTAAACCACTTACCTTCTTTTTCTATAAACTCAATTAAACTACCTTCTTCTTGATCAGTTATAATAGATTCTACATACCAACCATCTTTTTCACCTAGATTATAGTAATCTCTATCATTATATGTTCCTGTTATTGATGTTGATCCAATACCGTAGGTAGTATACGTTCTTAATTGTTCGATACGAGATTGTGTTCCCTCATAGTTTAGTGTATTATAAGATTTTATAACACCAGGACTTTCGTTTAATAAAACAGTAATACTTGATGGTGAATGTACTTCATAAAATGTGTTTCTAGGAACCGGGTTTTGTACTGTTCCTTCTTGATGATGTAACCATAATCTACCTTCATAAAGAGTATGGTAATCACTATTACATGTAACACCACTTTCTGGAATAAAGGATTTAAAACTAACCCAACCTTTTACGTTTTCTTGGAATGATACTGTTTTTGTTGTGAGAGGATCATTTGTTTTAATAGTTAAATTATATTGATCTTTTTTACCATCGTAACTACCGATAATATGATTACCTAATTTTAAATTATCATTAAACCAATCCTTCATTCCATGATTAGATATAGCTGTTAAACCATCTTTTGATAACCGCATAACAGCTCCTCTTGCTTTGTCTGTAAAGTAAGACCTATAAGACTCAGAAGCAAATGATTCTGGATTTCTAGATATACCATATTCACCAACAAAAGGAATGGATTGTCCTAATACATTTTCGTTAGCTGTTAATTGAGGATTACCATCGGCGTTAAATACCGCATCTTTATTAGCTAATATCTTTATTACCTTGTCTTCACAAAGTGTAATTAAATCAGTGTCCCTCGCATGGAGCTTCTGAATACTACCATATATTGGATTTATATTTTTTGTTATCTTTTCAGCTTGAACAAATTGGTTTAAATTGTTTACATTAGAAGCGGAATTATATAAACCAGAATATATTAAACCATACTTTAAATGTTCTCGCTTGTAATCTTCAAACATTGTAGACACAGTGACGCCGTTTGTTATAAAAGGAGTATTGAAAGCATCTCTAATCCTGTTTGACTCTACACCATTACCAAAAGAATAACAATTGTGCCAGTCTATCGCGAAAGTACTATTATGATAACTAGATAAATCCAACGTCATACCATTAGTATAACCATTGGTTTCTGTAATACCACTTACCCGTATAAAAATAACACTACCATCAGGACGAGTTATTTTGACTAAATCACCTTCGTTTATATTATAATCAGGATTATATGTTATATCAGAATTTAACGGCATTATTTATTTTTATTTATTTTAATTATACTCCTTGACTACCCCAAGTCGGTTCAGAACCATCAGGGTGCGTTGGAAGATTATTAGGATCTATTAGTATATCACTTGAAAGTGTTATTTGTCCATTTTCGTCAATATTTGTTATAATGGTACCAGGTGGTATAGCGTTACTGTTTTCATGTTCAATTCTAGAACCAATAGGTATAAATTCAGATATATTAGATATATTTATCGACTTAAAATCACTAGCGGCATAATATACATCTAAATCTGTCTCTAGTTTTTTAGGTTCTGTCTCCCAAACAGCAGGGTTTTCTGGAACTACATTTTCATCAGGACGCAATGTTTTTGCTTCTACAAATTCAATAGTATAACCTAGTGCATCTGTACCTGAATAATCAAAAGAGTTATCAAACCCTACAGATCCAAAGAAGTAGTTTTTATTTTTAGCGGAGTTAGGGCTTAACCCGTTCATAGGATATTGTTTGAAAGTTACAGTTGCACTACTTGTTGGTGAACCAATAGTTGATAAAGAGCCGGTATTTCCATTGGCTGTTAGATTGTGAGTACCATTATAATTCTTAAACTTTATTCTCCAGTTTGGATTTAGGAATTCTATTTCAGAAACCATAGGTAGCGCATCAACAGGAATAGCATTACCATTAGGCGCTGTATCTAAAACCATACCTAGCTCCACTCGTCTAGCGGCGTCATATATAGTTGAACCACCGTAGGTAACCGAAGCATCTGCCGTTAAACTAGTAACATCTATAAAGTTTTCACCATGACTACTGTCTACACAAGTCACTTTAACTTGAGCGCCATTAGTTAGTTCTCCAGCGGTATCTTGAAACGGATCCCAATCTAATTCTTTGTCTAACCACAATCTATAATTTTTTGTAAAATTACTAGCCCTAAAAAACGTACTTGTTTTATAAATCGCATTAACAACAGGAACAGTTGTACTACCATAATGATTATTAATAATATATGGTTCATTAGCACTAGCGCTACTATCGCCAAGTACCTTTAACCCATTTTTAGCAGCCGCTTGTAAAATGAAACTTCTACCTTTAGTAGCTCTTAAATCACCACTTGCGTTTTGATTAAAATCTTTAAGACTAGGTTTCCATAAATCATTTTTTCCCTCAAGTCCAGTTGTTATATCTTCATATCTAACTTTAAAATATATATCTACATCTTCTATAGTATATATAGTTCCATTTGGATCTTCTTTAAACCTAAACTGACTGCCAACAGCCAAATGTTTTACAAATGGACCTTGTGTAGAAGAGTAATTTGTATTTGAATTTTCTAAATCATAAAAACTAACGTTTTTAATATATTCTGGATCAGACAATGTCCAGGTTCCTGGGCGATCCATACGAATGTCTTTTGGAGTTCTAACAATAGCGCCAGTTATTGTTGGCCACCCCCCGATATTACGATTGAAACCTTCTAAATCGTCGCTTTCACCAGGAGGTTGTATACCACCAAAAGCTAGTTCAATCCTAGATTTGTTAGTGTAATTTCTAGTTCCTATACCTGTACCATTATTAGAGTTTGGTGTACTATCCCAACCTGAAGATGGTGAATTATTACTATTTTCAAAACTACCAGCGGTACGGCCTTTGTCAATAAACCAAACATCTTCATAAGCTTGATTTTCAGCATCAGCACCATGTATATCTATTTTTTGTTTTCTTTGATTTATACCATTAGGAGCCATATTAAAAGCTCTAAAATAAGCGTCGTAATGCATCCATCTTGAACTCGCGTATTGATCACCCATACCCGACCAAGAACCATCAGTATTTAACGTTCCAATATGTTCACCCACTTTGTTTGTTGAATTTATATAGTGTGCCCAAGATGTCCAAGGTCCATAAACCGCAGGTGTAATTGCTTTACTTAAACTTGGTGGATTATTTGTGGCGTCTGTTGATGCGCCATAAAAAACCTCATTTGCTTTTGTTGTTGTGTTAAAATGTCTTTTTATTCTATCTGTATCTACCTCTGTTTCTAATCCATATATTTTACGATCACCATTAGGAAGAGCTCTATATTCTACATTTATTTCACCATCAACACCTTCTTTAATATTTCTAGTAAAAACATCATCATTATATATCTTAACAAAAAATCTTCCATCAAACTTAGGACTATTATCTATTGTAGACTTGTAAATATTTAGATAACTATCATTTAATATAATTGAGGAGTTGTCACCAGTTGTATCGTCAGTAAAATCATTTATTTCACTGCTGAAAGGTTTTTTTAATGTAAAATTCCAAGCGTCTGGAGTAACATTTGGATCATTAGAACTAGAATTTAAAGCTATTAATTCGTATCTATCAGTTACTTTTTTTGTTGTATTATTAGATATAGAAATAAAATATTTATCATTTACCCTATTATTAAAGTCATTATGTAAATTACTATAACTGCTATTACTAACTTCGGCATAATTAATAGAAAATATTGTATCGTTTTCCGTTGGTAGATCACTTGCTTTAAACAATTGATTTGTGTCTGAATGTCTTTTAGTTGCTATTAAAAATTCATTTCTTTTTATATGGTCTGGCGCTTCATTTTTTATATCTATAACTTTATATCTAGCAGCGTCTTTTATTAACTCATCAGAACCAACTCCTTTTTTCAATATTAAAAAATCATCAATTTCTACTTTGTTTCTATCTGACGAAGGAAACGCTAACCATATATTGTCATCCTCAGCGTCATAATATCTATCCATAGCTATGTTATAATATTGACCAGAGTTTTCTTTTATATAAAATTTAAAATATTCCATATTGATGGGATGACCCTCGTTACCAATTGAAATTCTTAATTGATTAATATTTCCTGCTTTATTTTTACTTAATTTTATAGTAGCGTCTTCATTTGTTAAAATTGGTGTTTGTCTACCATATTTATCAGCATAAACAACTCCAACTTGGTATTCTCTTAGTGATTTTATAGATGTTATACCTTCATGACTATTCTTATGATCGAATGATAACATCTCTGGTGTTAAATCTACATAGTAATTATTATTTGTTATGTTATCTATTAAATTATAGTTTTGTAAATAATTACCATATACAATTCTACTACCTACAACCTCCTGAGTTAAAGCTCTTCTAGGTACGTTATCCCAATGTCTTAGTAATTGGTTAGATGCTGTCAATCCATTTTTAAGAGTTTCAGATGTTATAATATATTCTATTTTACTAAGATCTTTAATAGTATCAACAATGTAAATGTTAGGAGAATCTTCTTCTTTATATAAAATATCTACACTTATCACATCGTTAGGTATATTTGATAAAAAACCTGTTAGCGTTATAGACTTTAACGAGTTGGTCATTCCTAGATTATAACCTTGTCTAGGGTGGTAATTAAAAGTACCAGGCACAAATACTATTTGTGAAAATGGAGAAAAAGTAGAATATTCGTTGTCTGTATATTTATATCTATATGCAAATCTTGGGAATTTAAACTCAAATAGTTTTTCTTCTTTATCAAACAAATCAATAGCATAACGTAAATCTATTCCGTTTTCTACTTCAGGGGGTGTTCCCTCTATAGAGTTTATTCTTATTTCAACAGCCGAATCAGTTCCAAGAGCCACATCCACTACCTTTACGTTGTCTATAGTACCAACAAAGAAATCACCATTAGCATCTTGCGTAGCTTTAAATATTATAGAGTTTTTATATACCGGTGTAGCATTTGAAGGCGTTGTTCCATCAAATGTAACAGTGTATGAATAAGTTCCAAAACCATTATTAATATCGATAATTTTTGTAGACATTAAAGGTCCTAATCCACCCGTATATTCATCACCACGTAAAAACACCTCAAGTTTTCCTTCAAAACCAGCTGGCACACTCCAATTACCTTGATCTCCTGGAGATAGTTGACCCACTGTAAATGTTATTTGATAGTCTCTTGCGTTTTTAATACCTGTAGTTAATACACTATAAGCATGCTTCTGGTTATGTGTTCCCATCCACCGTTTTCTACGACATTTTAATTTATCACCAGTCCATTCCCAAGCAAATTTACCTGCGTAATTATAACTCCAATTATGAGGCCAACCATTACTACCATTCTGTAGATTACCATTCTCATTAATAGTAGAATCAGCTGTTGTAAATGAATTACCACCCCAGTTTGTTATAGTTCCTTTTATTCTATAGTCAGTTATAGGTAAATGAGGGGCTTCACCGTTTTCATCAAATTCTTTTAATACAACCTCCTCACCTTGTTTCCACTCCAATATCGTTTCAGGCGACCCATCCATAGCGTGTATGTATGTTCTAAATGTATCACCAACTGATAAAAAATTAAAGTTATGGATTCTACCCACCGATGAGTTTAAAAAATCATTAGGAGAGTTTGCATCTCCATCACTTATAGTCATGTAAGCTGAAAATTCTTTATCCTTAGGTCTAAATGTTTCGTATAGTATTCCGGGGGAGGATAAGGGTTGTTTTTTAGCAACCGTAATGTGATGTTCTTGTATATCAATTAAATTGTTAGACCCTTCGTTATATCCTTGAGCCTCATTAATTAATTTTGTGTGGGATTGCGTAGAGCTCGTCCCTTGTTTACATCTTTTAATATTTATTTTTTTAGGTTCATTTCCTAATATATTACCATCATTATCATAGTAACCATCAGTCCAAATAAGCATGTCATCAACTATGTTAATTCCCGTTATTTTATTAGCTGGATTAAACTTTAAGACATCGCTGTTTAGATCAACGATAACTGGTTCAAATAATTCGGTTTCTGTATCGTATTCTATAATCATATCTCCAGATACCTCAACAACGGATATATTATCTAACATAGCAGAAGCAAGATATTCTGGTATATTTGGTTCGGTTGGCGTTATAGCAATAACAAGATCTGTAGTATCCGCTAGCCAAGTAACTTCTACAACAGTGTTACCACTTTGTATTTCGTGATCTACTATCGTTACGTTAACCCCACCGTTATCAATAACTAAATAATCATAAATATATCCAGGGCCAAAACTAACAGGGTCAGTTTGATGAAAACGATTAACAGTCATTGTTAGTTTATATGTCTTGCCAATACTTAATATTCCAAGCTGCTCTATTCTAGGTTGATCAGATATACTACCACCGTTAAACGTTATACCAAGCATAGCGCGTCCCAAACCATCATCTATCGAAGAAAGACTACCAGGTGTTTCCCAATAAATATTACCATTACTAAAATTACCGTTAGAAATAATATTAGTTTCTAACGCTGCAATAAAATAATATAATTTATTATTTTTTTCATCAGCAATAGACCCAACACAAGTACTATTCCTTGGAATAGTTTGTCCTGGTAATTCTAAATTACCTAATATATTTTGTACCGCACCAACATCAGAACCATCTGAAGTCGATACCTGTATATTTTCAGCATGTCTATACTCGCCGTTAGGAACAAGTCTTTCATCCAAATCCTTGTTCATTTTACCACTGGTAAAATTATGCTTAATCTCTGGCATATACTAGTGTTTTATTTGTTTTGATTTACCTCTTAAAATTTGAGTTAATTCTTCTAATTTAATGTTTGACAATCTATGTTTAGTTTGCCTTATAGCTGCGAATCTTTCTTTTTTATATCTATTGACTATGTATTCTGGCACGTTTATCCGAGTAGACATCACGGCATGCATAATACATTTATACATTGCTTCTTCTGCAAATTTATGAACTTGCATTTCGTCATCAGTACCTAAACTATCACTTATATAATCTAATACTACGGTTTTCCCTGAAATATTAGAACTAAAGTGTATTTTTCCAGTAGCATCATCTATATAGAAAGATCCATTAACTTGAGCATGTTGAGGATCTAATCCATATCTTTCTCCATCTAAAGGCCAATAGGTATCATCTTCGTAATCGTCATTGTTGTTCTCTGACGGGGTTGTTGATTTATAATTACTCCATGTGTCGGATATTGAAGTTGCGGCTACAAAAAACACTTGGTTTGTAGCTGAAACCGTATCAGTTAAAGCGTTATTAATATATACAGTGGTACCAACTATACCCGTGACAGACGTTCCGCTAGGTATACCATAACCCGACACAATCATTCCAATTTTTATATTATCTGTATCAGTAGCCACTGGTGTTGCTATTTTATATTCACCAAGTGTTATTGTGCAGTCGTCTATTCTACGAGATGACTCTTCTTGTGGTACTAAAGATCCATCGGTATTTTCAAAATAAAATTCAATCTCATCGCTAGCAGCAAATCCTAAATCATTAATAGGATCAATTACTGTAGTTCCGTCCCAAAGATAAACATTGGTATAAGTATCACTTACGTTTGTCATATACCAAACACGTAATCCAGCACCTGACATAGCCGCACCAGTATTAAGGTTTTTTAACCCATCCACCACCATTCCATTTTTTATATTTTTATATACACCGTCTAAGTATATATCACTACCAGCCTGTATTGTACCTTTTATTTTTAATCTAAAATCACCATCAGCATCTTGATATGGATTTGTTGGATTTGAGGTCTTACCAGTTGGATATAATACGTGTTTTATACCAGCGGCGTCGGTCCAACTTAGTTTAGTATAATTAACATAATCTTGTGGTAAAGACATTGTTAATGTACTCGGTACAGTGACCTCTTGAGATTTAAAGGATTTAAAAGTGTCAAATGATAACTCTGCTAAAGCTCTTTGGGCGTGGAAAGCCACGTCAACTCTACTCACTTTAGATATAATTTTATCTTCACCGGTATATACGAGTATAAATTGATTAATTATATCGTTTAGAGATACAAATTGATAATTACCAAATATACCATCGTTATAATACTGCTGTTCTGTTTTATTTATTAAACCCATTTATTTATATTTTTTCTTGTTGAACTTTAGCTGTTTGTAATGCAGCCGCTGCAGATGATAAATCTGCTCTATTAAGTGTTATACCCGCTAAAGTTAATATTTTATATACTAATTCGGATTCTTCTAATGGATGTAATTCAAAGTCTTGTGTTTGATTACCGTCATACATTGCTTTTTCATTAACAACTACATATCCCCATATAGCTTGGTTAGGTCTTCTTATATATGTAACGTTAATATTAGTATTAACAGCTGCCCATGCTTTTATTCTATTTTCTAATATAGTATACAACGGTGTAGATGCTTTTGGTTTACAAATACTAGTATTATTCATGGTTAATACGTCGCTGTATTTTACTTCTTCAGCTTCTAATCCATTAATAAAAACACGACCAAGTTTCAACAAATCTATAGGAACATCTGTTTTACCGTTTGGATCGGGCGTACCATTTTCATCAACCAAAGGTAATTCAGCTTCAGTTTTAAATACACCAAGTTTTTCGTTTAATAAACTAAGCATATTAGAATAATCAGTATGATTGCCATGAAGTCTATCAAATTGATTTATATCATAAAAGTATTGTTCAACTATCTCCATTTGGGCTTGGTTTGCGAACAAATTAAATTCCTGAGGTGTGATGTATCCTCTTTGTTCTTTGTTTGATATTGCTAAAACCCTTTGATATACTGTATCTATATTTACCGCCATTTTGTTTTATTTATTATTATAAGGAAATAATCTATTTAAGTTATCTTTTCTTTTCCCACAATTACAATCTTTCTTAGTCACTTTATTTATTGTATCAACAACTTTCTTTATACCTGTTGCTTTTGTAATTTTTTCTATTGAGTCGCCTAGTCCTTTTGATTTTTTCATATAATTAAGTTTGTAGTTACGATCGCCCCGTAGGGCGACCGCTCTACAGTTAGATTAATTTAATCTTTTTTCAATATTGGAGTAAATCTCCATTCCTTCATCAGTTTTAAACCAAGCGGCTAAAGCTGAATAAGGGTGTTCGTCAAAAGGAACGTTCATTAACTTTCTATCATTAGAACCCCATGAAAAAGTTCTTTGATCAGAAGATAATTTAATGATATTCATTTCAGTTGCTTTGATACCAAAGTTTCTTAAAACAACGTTTTCATCATTTACTAACTCTAAGAATAATTCTGGATTTCTCTTAGCATATAATAGTAAATCTCTTTTAAGTTCTTTAGAGCTCATCTCTGATACTTTAGAACCAATTTCCACGCGCATAACTGCTTCAGCCATATCGATGTCTAGATTTTGAGCTGCGTTTAATGCCGCTATTTCAGTTTCTAATACCTCGATTTCATCAGCAGCTTCTTTAACAGGTTGTTGCTCTAAGTATTTCAACCCTTTATCTGGATGATATAAAGATAATAACTTTTGTAAAACAACTTTATTCTTTGGAACAATTAAAAATCCATTTAAAAAAGTTACATGCTCTAGTCTTTGGTCTCCTACCATTTCATCAACAAAAGGAGTTCTTTGATTAGAAGTGTATTTTAATTCTCTTTCATAACCTTTTTCTTCATCAAAATAATGAATATTTGTAGATCTTATTGTTGCTGTTAAAGGTTTTTTATCTCTAGTTAGATAATAGGTTCTATCTTTTATTTCCCAAGTATCTTTTTTTGGTTTTGGTCCTACTCTTTTAGCTTTTGGTTCTTCAGTTACAACCGTTTCAACCATTGTTTCTTCAATTTGAGGTTTTTCTACCTCAACTTTTGTTTTTTGCTTTTTTGCCATAATATAATATATAATAAAATTAATAAAAATAAAAGGCCGAGGCCGAAGCCCCGGTCTTTTAAAAATTGTCTTAGTTCAATAACATAAAGTTATTTCCACCTTGAGTAATTAAACATCTTTCAGATAAGTAATTAACAGTCATCGCGTCTAAATCAGAAGTAACAGCTCCAACCGAATCAGTGATCCAAGTTTTTAACTTTCTACTTTCTAAATTAGAAGCTCTGTATCTTACGTGTAAGAATGGACGTTTCATGTTTTTACCTAAAGTTTCGTCATAAACCGAAGATGTACCAGCTGGAACAATTGCACCTCTAATATCATTGTATCCTAAACCAGCTCTTAAAGCACCATCGTTTAAGTATTTCCAGTCTGTTTTATAGAAGTCGTAAGAACCTCTTCTAAAACCAGAGAAACCTAAATTTAATGCCATATCCTCAGAGTTGTCAAATACTCCGTAAGAAGTACCACCAGCCCCGTAAGAATTCATTGAAGCTAACATATCGTCAACCGCTAAAGAAACACCTCTGTTTACAAACATCATGTTTTCTTCAATAGCACCTTGAGAATCAAACTTCGCTAACATAGCGTCGAATTCAGCTAAATCAGTAGCAGCATTAACACCAGTAACACCAGTTGAAGTGTGCCCGTAAGTTGAGATAGCATCGAATAAACCTTGGGTACCAGCAGCTCCAGCAGCGGAAGAAGCACCCGTACCTACGTTAGCAGCGTCTTCAACAGTCGAATTAGCAACTGATAATTTACCTTCTAATAAAGTCATCTCACAGTAATCAGCGAAACGAGCCATAGTATCACCATTAGCTTTTAAATACCAGTAATAACCGTTTTGACCTTCTTCACCAGATACTTCAACCCAACCAATCGCAGACGCGTCAGATCCAGAAACTCTATAAGTATCTTTTATGATAACCATTTTGTTTCTGAAAGATTGAAATGAAGGTTCTACAGCTGCGAAGGTATTTGTTTTACCATCAATACCTAAACCGTTAGTACCTTTACCAAATTCAGATCCGTAAACGAATACACTAGCAGAGTTAGTACCATCAGTATCTGTTAAGAATCCTGTTACAGCGCCAACCGTAGCTGCTTCGTAAGGAAGAATTGTCATTGTAGTCCAATCAGCAGCAATAGCAGATACATATCCTGGGATAACTGTACCTTTATTATCACTTAATAAAACCGTTGCACCTACTCTAACAGCGTGAGTACCACCACTGCCTACTGTAAATGTACCAGCGTCAACAATATCACCATCGTAACGCAAGTGTAATCTACCTTGTTCAGACCATACGACACTATCTGAACTTGATGCTTCTTCAGCACCTACTTGAGCTAAGAATCCAGAGATTGTACGTTTTCCATATCTCTCTACTTCCCCAGCCATTAAATCAGGAAGGTACTGTTGTTCCCATCCTGTTGTTCCATCTATAAAATTAATGTAATTTGAAGTTAAAGTTGCTTTAGTTGGAGCTGCAACTGCGTTCAAACTACCTCCTGCAGTAATTGCCATTTTTTAATTTGTTTTAAATTGTTATTTATTTTTGTTTTTAATTTTAAACTTAAAATCATTAGCATCATCGCCTAGCACCTTGAACTTTAAACCACCTGCTTCAATTTTTCCATGACTTTGTCTTGGATCCATATTGACATTTTTGGCTTTAGCAACACTATCTTTCATAGCGTCAGCTTTTCCTTGTTCGTAAAAATGATTAGCAATAGCGTCAGCATTCATCGCTGTATATAAAGATTTATGATACCCTTTAGCGTCTTCCATTGTATTACTTTTATTCAAAAACTTTTTGACAAAATTATTAATGTCACTTTGGGTTTCTTTTACTTTATTAGCGTCTTTAATGTTAAATCTATATCTTTTATCACCAACGTTATATTCAAATCCTTTAAATTTATTATTAAATACTTGTTCGGTTTTCTTTAAAAATGTAGATTTTTGCGATTCTGCTATTTTTTGGTTTGCTTCTGACTCCTTGTTATATCTATTAAAGAAATTTACAGCTTTTTGTTGTTCTTGAGTCAACTTTGACCCAGCTTTAATTTCTTCATAGTATTTGGACTTTTGCCCGTCCAGATGGGCTTTAGCGCTGGCAACTTGCTCTTTTAGCGCTAGTTTTTTTCTTCGTATATCTCTTTCTTCATCAACTTCTTCATCATAAGAGAACGAATCTTCCATAAGGAAGTTAATTTCTTCATTATTTAGATGAGGTTTTGTTTGTTTATAATATTCATATAATAAATTCTTATCGTCTAACTTACTATAATCTTGATTAAGTTTAACATAATCATCTAAATCACCACCCGTTTCATCCATAAAATCCATTAATTTTTGAATATTTTCAGGTAATGGTTCACCGGTCGCTTCAGATTCCGCTATAGCTTCATCAACCTCTTCTCGAGTTGCTTCTACAACAGCTTCTTGGTCTTCTCCATCTATAGTTATTTCTTCTAATACTGGAGTTTCTGTCTCCACTTCCAGTTCTGGTTCTTTTGTTTCAGTAACTTCTGTTACTTCTTCGTTGGTTGTGGTTTCATCCTCAACAACTTCTTCTTCTACCGCTGGAGGATTACTTAAATCTACTTTTAAAACGCTATCGTCTCCAGCAGACTCAAATTTACTTTCATCAACTTTCTCCACGTGTTCATCACCTGGATCGCCTTGGTTGATTTTTAATGTAGTCTCTTCGACTACTTCTTCTAATTTTTCTTCCATAATATAATATAATAATAATTAATAATTTTTATCTAGGGTCAAACGCTCCTAAATCAAATCCTCCACCCATAGTATCATTACCTGCGGATTCAAAGTTTTTAGGTGGTTTATCCTTTTTTCTTTGATCAATCATCTCACTTTGTTGAGTTGCCTGAATCTTTGTTCTTTCGTCTTTACGATCTTCTTTCTGCTTTTCTCTGTCTTTTAAACCATCAACTTCTACTCCCTTAAGTCGCATGTTATATTCAAACTCTAAAGCCATTAATTGTTTCTTGCTATCAACTTCTAACATCATCTTTTGAGCGTCAATACTAGCTCTAAGCTGTTCTAATTCTGCTTCACTAGCTGTCTTGGCTTTGTTTTTTTGAAGTTCTAATTCTGCTGCGGCTTGAGCAGCTTGTGTATTAGATTGTGTTTGAGCTTGTATATTTTCTAATTGTAATCTTCTATCTCTCTCTTGCTTTTTCGTTCTCCTTATTTTTAATAGTTGATTAGCTAGTTTTATATTCTTAATCTCTCTAAGATCAATAGCATCTTCCAGTTCTATATTTTGTTGCTGTAAAGCCATTTGAATATTATTTTCAAGCATAGCTTTTTCTTCTTCATCTGGTTGTAATTCTATAAATATACCAAAATCATATAAATGAAGATTTTTTATTTCGTCCAATGTAGCAACGTTATGAACACCAATCGCTTGTATAAAAGCGTCTCTTGTTGGGGAGTATTCTATAATATCAGATATTCTAAGTGACAAACATTCTGCTGCTTCAGCTGTTAAAAACAACCCAGCTTGTAATATGTGTCTAGTAGCAGTATTTGAATTAGCAGCAGCCATTTTTTGAATACCAACTAAAGCATTTTTATCTGGCGTGCTACCGTCTCTAGCTTCGTTTAATCCGGTTACATCTCTTATCATTTGTAAATAATAATTATAATTATTTATCAATGCTTGCATTTTATTACCACCACTACCACTTGTTACTTCTTGAATAGGTACTTTACCTGGGTTTAAATCACCATCTTGAGTAAACGATCTACCAATTACCGAACCAGTTTGGAAGAACATGTTTAAAGCTTCTTGTGGGTTATAATTTGTTCCATTGCCTAAATCGATTTCAGCAAGTCCATCAGCGTCTAAATAAACACCATCTGGTATCATACGTGACATAACTTGTTGAAGTTTAAGATGTGTAAGCTGTATCATGTCAGCGAAACCAGTTATTCTTTTCACTAATGAGTCTATTTTTCCATCATACATTCTTGGTGCTACTATACTATAATTCATTTTAACTTTAGTATAATCACTTTTAGGACGCATCATGTTTTCTGCCATTTCCCATCTAAGTAATTTTTCAGTACCAAGAATCATAGCGCCATCATAAAGACACTCTATAGATCTTAACATTCTACTATAACCACCCTCTTTGTCTTTAGGCGGATTAAATGTATCGTCTTTTGGAATTATTTTATCAGCGCCTGTGGCAACTTTTTTAACTTTATAAACCTCATTCATATAAGTTTTATAATTAAAGTATAAAACTTGAATCGTATTGTTATCTTCTTTATTTGAAGAAAATCTAGTACTATTGTTATTTTTATTAAATGATTTATTCTTCATTATATCCTCAAGATCACTTTCGGTTAAATGAGGAAATTGTTTAGCTAGTTCATTTACGGGTATAGATTTAACCTCACCAACATAATATATATCATCAAAGTATGGTGAATCAGTATAAGAGTAAACAAGATTAGCTGGATCAACATAATCTATAGTTACACCTTCTGATGTATTAAACGAAGTTTTAACAGCTCCAATACCTAAAACTGTTAAGTCGTAATAAAATTGTTTTTTAATTAACTCATAATTATTACCTTCAAATAATGTATTTAGAGCTTGTTCTTCTGCGAGTTCTATAGCCTGCTTGTACGTTAACTGCATGTGTAATTCTGCTTCCTCAATAGTTTCTGGAATCTCATCAACATTACTTTCTCTTAGATCCATACCAAACTGTAAAGCAAAATTATTAAAATCCCTCATTTTTATATCCGACATCAACGCTTTCGCGTGTTTAGTTCTTTCTTCTACACCATAAGGATCTTGTGAAAACGCTTTTATATCATAAGTTCTTTCAGCTATACCATTAACAACTATATCTACAAATTTTGAAATAATTGGAATTGGCTTCCAGTCTAAATTTAAATAGGACAAATCGCCATTGATAGACAACTCATCCTTATATTTTTGTATTGATTGCTCACCTCTTGCGTACAATCTTAAATTATGAAAATTATTGAAATTATTTCTATATCTATTCCCATTTCTATCGTTGTTAAACCACTCTGTAGCTATAGCTTTCCCTACTTTTAAACCATAATCATAACTTAGCTTTTCAGCATCGCTTACGGTTTGACTTGGAAAATAATTTTTAATGCCAGACTCTGCCATATTTATTCTTTAATTATTTGAGACACATTACCCTCATTTTTAAATTTGGAAATATGTATATTTAATTTAGGTTTTTCTACTTTTGCGTTTGGTGCATATAAATGTCTATTACAAGCCATTATTGCTAATCCAGAACTTATTGTCGCATCAAACTTTGTTCTTTTTGTTATATCAAATCTACTCCAATCGTTTAATAGAGTATTAAAATATAAATCTCCAAACGTACCATCTTGTTTTATACCCACATGGTCTTGAATATACATTTCAATTGCTGCGGCGTGGGCTTGTTTTATATCTTCACTAGAGTTGGGTATTCCACCAACCTCTTTTTCTGCTACGGATAATTTGTTCCAAATTTTATCCGGTCTATTCATACTAAATCCTCTATAACCTCTTCTTCTAAGATAATAAAGAAGTCTTGGTTTATTATTCTCCGCAAGTATAGGCATTCCATAAAACGCTAATGCCATTAATACATCTTCAAAGAATATCTCTGCCGTAGGTGGTCTTGATAAGTATTCTAAAAAGAAACTATTTGCTGGAGCGTCCTCCATGCTGAATTTAGTTAATCCATGCAAAGCTCCTTTAGATCCTTCTCCATCTACGGTCCCTGATATGTCATATGAGTCGCAACCAAAGGCCCCCATGTGTTCATTGCCAGGATATCTTACACCATTTTTTAATATAACTCTATTTTGAAGTTGTTGAGATGGAACCCAACTTGTTTTAAAACGTCCCTTTGGATCTGGATAAAATATAACTTGTGAATCTTTGACTCCATTCACCCATTGAAAATTACCTGTTGTTATTCCTAAGGTTCTAGACATTTCTTCGTTATAATCTATTTGTTCATATATTTTAACTAAGTTAAATATACTATTTTTTGTTTCATCACGAAAAGCATGTTCTGTTGTTCTAGGAAATTGGCGGTAAAATTCATTTAAAGCATCTTGATCGTCTTTTAAACCATCAGCTTCGTTCTGCCAATTATCAATTACACCTATATCTATTAATTCACCGTCTGGGGCAAACACATCGACGTCAGGAGTAGTAAAGACTGGAATTCCGTGTTCGTCAATAAATCCTTCATAGTTCCATTCCATTGGGACAAACAAAGAGTATAAACCAGATTTCGTCTGACCGTTTCTATTTCTTTTAGTGACATCTGATGCATTGTATAGTTTTTTAAAGTTATCTCCACCTTTGTCCAAGGCGTTTGAAGTACTACCCATCATACATTTACCTATGATTCTACTACCTAATCGTAAACATGTTTTTGTTACTCTCCAATTGTTTAATATATTATCAGGTCTCTCCCATTTACCACTTTCATCGTGTACTAATAAGTTTAATTTTTCACCATCATAACTATTATCACCTGTATTCTTCCAATCAATAGTTGTATCTAAACCTTGTATATCCTCTAACTTTTCGTTAGTCGTTATTTTTTTTCTTGTAAATTTACTTGCTGGTACTCTATATGCTAACTCTGATTTAGGACGA